AATCTGCCGGATTTTCCGGCATTTCTTCGATTTCGGGAACGCTTTCGCCCTCTTTTTCGGCTGTTTCTTCGATTTCGGGAACGCTTTCGGGAGTGGGTACATTGTCGGTGTCGACTGTTGCCACGTCCTCATCAACAACCCCGATAGCCTCCTCCGGCTCAACGGGGATGAACTCAATCATCCCGCGCTGAACACGGATTCGGTTTTCACGGATTACTTTCTCCACTTCCTTAGGGTCGCCTTTCAGCAAGTAAGTCATGGCCTCAGTCCTTTGAGATGGCAGCTTTGAGTGCGTTGATGTTGCCGTAAGCGAATGCCCACGGGCAGAACACGGGCACGATCATCTCGGCCTGGGCCATGAGCACCACCTGATTTTTGAGCTTGGTGTTCACGTCATCGGCCCACTCTGCGGTCAGCGGAGTGTAGTCGATAATCTGCGCGCCACGCTGCATATCGCCGAGGAAGTATTTGCCGGGAGCGATGCCTGTGTAGGGAATGACTTTGAGTCCGGCAATTACGGGGTTGCCGTTCATGTCCTTCACCACATCGAGACGGTTGCCGTCGGTGGCTTTCTCGGTTCGGATGCTGTTGAGCGTGATAGGATTGAGCAGGAGCACGGTAGGTTCGAACTGGGCGTAGGTCATGACGGCTACGGCTGTTTCCAGCGCGTCGATGCTGTTTGGTGATTCCACGCTCTTGAACGCGCCGTTGTTGACGGTGAATGTCAGTGCGGCGGCATCGGCGGCGAGTCGGTCTGCTGCATCTTCAGTGAGTGTCACCCCTTCGAGGAAGATACGGCGGTCGTTGAGCTTGATGACGTCGAAAGTGCCGTTGAGTGCTGTGTTGTGAGCCGCACCGGCAAAAGTGATTTTGAGACCTTCGATGAGGAGGTCGTGAGCGGTAGCGAACTCAACGATAACGCCGTTGGCGGCTTTCTCAACCACGGCCACTGAGCCGGCCTCGCCGCTGATGATATTGTCACCGATGATGGCCTCGACTGATTTCACACCTTCGTACATCGTGATGCCCTTGAGGTTGTCACCGGAGCCGTCGCCGAACAGAATCTGGAAGTCCTCGGCATCGCGGACGCCGGAGATAAGGCAGTTCATGACGAAGCCACGGAGATAGGTCTTGCACTTGAGCGCACGCTTGGAAAGCTTGAAGTGATGGCCCACACGCGACACCTGTGCGCTCTCTTCTTTAATCTTGAGGCTGGACTCAGGCAGCATGCCGTTCTCGGAAACGTAGCGTGCGTTACGGTCGACCTCATAGATCTGCTGGAACGCGAAGATCGGATATTCAGGGTCACCGGGCAGCACGGTGGCGAAGTCGCGGATGTGCAGTTTTTTCTCGGTGGCCTGGGACACGACGCGGTCGCTCTGGTTGGTGAGCATTACAGTGCCTCCGGGAACGATGTTGCCTGTGACGGAGATGTCCTTGAACGCGAAACCGCTCGTGCCTTTCTCTTTGCCGTTGAGAAAGTCCTGGAACTGGGGCGAGTCGTACATCTCGTCGAATCGCTCGTTGAACTTGGAAACGAAGTCAAGGCCAATGCCTTTCTTCTTCATCTTGTCGAGCGAGTCGGCGAGTGCCTTGACCTGCTTGACAAGCTCGGCATTCTCTTTCGAGAGACCATCGAGAGTGACCCCGTCAGCAGACTGGAAAGGCTTCAGCGCTTCTTTGAGAGCGGTGGTGTCGGGAATGTCGGAAAGCGACTTGTTGATTGTCTCGGCGAAAGCGCCGGAGAGGTTGTGCACGAACTCTTTCTGTTCGTCGGGGAGACTGGCCGTCTTGATGCCAAGAATCTCCTCCACTTCTTTTGCCGTTAATTTTGCCATATAGCGTATGTTTAAAATGGGTTGTTCATTTCTTCATGTTTTCATTAAGAGCCGCCCAAAATGAGGGTGTGGGAGCTGGTGCATCCGCGCTCTTTTCCACTGGCGCTTCCTCTTTCGCTTTCGGTTCTGTTTCGTCATCCTTGGCAGTTGCCGGTTCAGGAATGAGTATTGAGTTGCCGCGATATACGCGTGACCAACAGGTAGGACAGCGCACATAGGCCAAAGAATCGGTGATGCTCTTTTCGGTAAGCGTCTCCTTTGTCCCTTTGAGGGAGTCGATGATTGAGATGACCTGCTCCCGGATTTCGGGACGCAGTTTTTCCATCTCCTGACGGGCCATATCGCGGGCGGTCCACCTCAGCCAATCCCCGGCGGCCTCACGCACCTCCTGCGAGAATGTATGCTCCGGCTCGGCTTCATAGTCGAACTGATGACCGCAACACGGACACGTCACCACCAGCCCTCCGTTGATTGATTTGAGTAGCAGGTTGAGTACCATATCGTATTGTTTTAGTCGCTCATCGGAATATCCGCGCTGCTTGAAGGCAAGGCGGATAAAATCAGCGGCTTCTCTCAGTTGTTCGACTGTGCCGGATTTGAGTCCGACAAAGTAGGTATTGGGGTTTGCGCCCCAGCCCGTGAGTGTGGAGTATTCGAGCATACGCCATTTCAAAACTTTGCGGCGGTCCTCCTCATCGCGGGCAAGTGCCTTTACACCGATAGAGTGTTCCAGCGTGCGTCCGGCCTCGTGATACAGCATATAATCGGCGAGTATGTCCTTCCCGATTTGCTTGTTGAGGTTGAGCTGCCCCGTCATGATGAGGTTGCTGTCTTTTTCCTCTCCTGACAGCGGAACGCCTAAAAGCTGGCGTGTGTCATGGTTGAGGAACCATCGCATTTTTTTGATGTCATTCAAGAGTGTTTCCTGAAATGACCCGGGCATCGAGATGTCGTGCTGTGAGTCCTCGATGCCAATACCGTTCACCGCTACGGTGACGATACCCTTTGTCGTTACGTCAAGAGCCTTAGTTTCGTACTGGAGGCTTTTCATCGTCTCGTTCATTACTTTCTCCTTTCGAGGGTTTATTGTTATTATTTGGGTTGTTGTCGTTGTTGTCGCCGGCTTGCCCGGTGTTAATCTGGATCTGCGGCGATTGCCCTTTGATTACCGAATCCACTTTGGCTATCTCCTCGGGGGTCATCTCAAACTTGACCTTATCGAATATTTCACCGTCAAGTGAATCCTCGTGAATTTGGGCACGCCAGTCATTTATGGAAATCAGTCCGTTGTTGAACTGCGTTAGGCACCTTTCGTTCACGAGCTTCTTGACCTCCTCGCTCTCTTTCAGTCCGATTTGCAGACACGCAACATCGCTGAAATCGCAGTCAATGTAAAGTCCTTTCTGTTCAAGCCCCAGGAATGAGGAAAGAGCCTCGCAGAAACGCTTGGCCGCCGGTATGATGACTGACGTATATACGCTCTTCTCGGCAGTGTCCTGGTTGCTGAATGTCGATTGGTCTTTGCGTGGTACCAAGACGGAAGGAATACCGAAGACCGATGCAATCTTGATGGCATCTTCGAGCGTTTCATCAAAAGGTTGCAGCTCCGAGATAGAGAGATTGGTCCGCACGAAATTCACGGGAATGTCAGTGACGGCCCATGGAGATTTACCCTCGCCAATGCCATATTTGCTTTCCACTTGCTTGCGGAGTTCGTCTTTCTCCGCCGGTTCAAGAGCGACTGTGCCGGTGGGGTCTTCCTTTTGAGCTACAATGAAGCCGAGGGCGCCACGTTTCAAATAAATTACATTGCGGGCCTCATATACTGCGATGAGGTTGGCAATGGGCTTCTTGACTGAAAGCAGGCGGCTATTGGCCTTGAGGTAGCCATTGCCCTTAATCAATTCGGGTATTCCGTCACGGTCATGCCATACCTGGTAATATGGAATCGTGAGTCCGGAATATGGGCCGAGGTCGAGTGTATAGCCCTTAATCAGCTCCTCTATCTTGGCGATGCCAAACATTGGAACACCATAGCTGTATTCCATCGGCTTGACCTGAACAAGATGAGCGGGCAGGCTCCAATAGTTGGAACACCATTGGAATTTGATTGCGTCGGCCGTGATGCTTTCCGGCATTGCTGCACGGAAGAAAGCGTTGCCGGTGGCCATCTTATACACAAAATGCTGATAGACTATCTCCCGCCATGTCATTATCGGGTTCGGCTGTTTGAGTATGGCATCGGCGCCGAGTCGGTTGCACCATACCAGACTATCGTCTTTGGTACGCTTCAAGTCAAAATGCGCCTCAGATATTCGCTTTGCGATAAAGTCAATCGGCCAGAATATCTCCGGGATTGTCTTGAACAGCTCTATGAAATTATTGCCTACGACGGTCGGGTGAATAAGGCCGTCAAGCATTGACATTATCTGCTGATACCTCCACGCATCCTGAACATAAGTCGGCCGGCTCCCGTCATTGCCAGACTGCGGAACGATTTCCGCGCTGGTGCTCACGGGCTCCGGCGATTCTTTGGTTTTGAATATGCGCTGTAAAAAATTCATGCGTCGTGGTTTTACTGCAAAGGAAACCACAAATGCAATCGGTTGAGCCAAATGCCGAAAATCTTGATTTTCCAGCACACCCCAAAATATGAGTTAACTATCGCTTTTACAAACCGTTATGCGTTTTTACGACTTGAAAACGACTTGACAACGAACCGAATGAAGCCACTTAAAACTGCACTCGCTTCCTTGCTCTCTCCGTCCTTTTTGTAGTCCAGGAGATTCGACATGAAAGCAGCATACTCGGCACTCTCGTTGAGTTTGTTCTCGTTGAACAGTACATTGCTCTTGACATAATCGGACGTGGCCGCGATGCGCCGGTCTATGTCGGCCGACTCCTTCATCACCCTTACTCCCGTAAGTGACTTGCGCAGATCCTTGACGAATGGGAAATATGCGTCGGCACACTCTATGATTGTGGTGCCGGACTTTATGGCCACGAGCGTCTGCTTGATTTCCTCGGTCGATGATGTCTCACGCATGGCCACATCGAGAATGTGCCAGCGGTCGCCGCACATCTTCCCGTAAACCATCACAAACTTGCCGTTGACATTGGGCATAGCATAGACAACCTCATGCGAGTATTCGCATTTGGTGTCCGGGTTGTAGAAATGTATCACACCGTCCTTGGCATAGAGATTGCGCTTGCGCTTGTTGGCAAACAGCGTGAACTCATCTTTGAGGGCATCGCATACGATATAGCGGAACGTGTCGGAAAGGTGGCCGTGTTCCTCATAGGTCTGCATCGTGATTTTGTTCTTCACTCTTGTTTTGAGGATAGCGCCGTTCACATCTTTCTGAACGCTCATATAGTCCTCTATCGACGTGCGGCAGTTCTCGCCGATGGTTATTGCCGTGCCGGGAATCTGTCCGTCAAATATGGCATTGATAAATTCGCCGGACATGGCCACGCTTGGATTCCTGTTGCTCACGCAGTCAATGACCTCGATGCCCTCTTTGGACAGCGTGTCAATGAACAGGTCGAGCCAGGAACGTTTTTCCTCATCCATAGTGGTGGCCGCTTTGGTCGAAGCGTCACCATGCAGATATACTTTTTCCGGGGCAAGTTCTTTCAATCGCTTTGCCACGAGCTTTGCAGCCTTGCGCACTGTATTGTTCGGACTCTCGGCGCACGTTTCATCAATCTGCCGGATATGGACAGGCCCCGCCGTATCTATCTGCCAATAGGTACAGGAGATGTAAGGCAGCACGTTGTTGTCGACGCTGATGTGTATCGGTAGTCGTGGGTCATAATTGACCTCAGCCGAGTGCTTGCCCCGGTTGAACGAGCTGAAGAACTCCGAGCCGGTACGGATTACGCCCCACTCCCCCAGGGCATAGACGTTGTAGTAGTCGGGGTCGTTGATGCGGTCTTTCTCAAAGTCGGCAATACATTGCTCATCATAATAGCCGTATGTGCCGTCCGGGGAACCGACAACCCAAAAGTTATTGAGGTAGGTGGACTGGATAACTACCGTGTCCGGCGCGTGCTCCTCAATCTCCTTGGTCCGTGGATTGAGCATCATCTTGGCCGAGTTCATGCGGATTGATTTGACGGCAGTCAAGTCCGAGTGTATCTTTTCCCCGGCGATAACAACGTCCATCGGCACGTCGTGCCATTGCTCCACATCGAATATCTCTTTCTTTATCCAGTGTGTTTCCTTGATTGGGTTGAATGTCGTGATGATCTGCTGGCCGACTTTACCACGCAGACGCTTACGCACCTGCTTGAAATCTTCGCTCTCAAACTCACTCCATTCATCGAGCACAACGCGCTTGTAGTTCGATATGCCCTTAATCTTTTCCGGGTCATCGAGTCCACCGAAATCTATCTTGGCGCCGTTGGACAGACAGATTATCTGCTTAACTCCGTCCTTGAACTTGAACCGGCTGAATATGCCGAGCTGCTTGGCCGCTACCTTGAAATCTTCATAGATAGTCTTTGATATGCTGGCGCCGACCTTACGCATTACAAGAGTGTTCTCGCCATCAAAGAGCGTCATTATGAGTATGAGCTGTGCCACGCTGTAAGACTTGCCGGAAGATGAGCCACCGAACAGAATAATGAGGCGTATGGCCGTATCCTGGAGGAACTTCATCAGATGGAATCCGAGTGGATTGAGTTTCTTGTAATTGATTTGCATTGGAGTTTACAATTTGAAAGGCTGTAAGGCGGTTTTGCTTACCCGCTTTTGTATTTCCCCGGGAATTTCTGTATCCGCTTTGACAGATTGTAATGAATTTCCCTTATTTTGCTTACACTTGCATTACTCATCGTCATCATCAAAACCGATGCGCAGCTCTCCATTGACGCTGCTTTTGGAGTTGATGTTGATGTCCTTGGCCGACGCGAAGCCGAGGACGTCAATCAGACGCTTGCGGGCGGCATCCTTGTCGACGTCTGGAATGAGTCTCTTGCCGGAGCGCGTGAACTTTAACAGCTTCCTGATTTTCTTCGGTATCTCGTGCATGTACCTCATGCGCCAGTTGCCGCTCTTCTCGTCTTGTATCCACAGTTCCAGCGGGTCAAGGTCGAGGATGTTCACGTCGTCGCTGATGATGCGCTCGCGTGTGATTGATGCGAGTTGTTGCTGCTCCTGTTGAAGCTGTTCTATCCTTGCTAATATCTTGCTATTATCCATGAGTCTTGACGCGTTGCTGTAATGCGTGGCCGCCTGAGCGTCATTCTTGCAGTTGTAGGCCTTTCGGTAGGCCGTCACGAGTATGCCTCTCGTGTCTGTTCCGTAGCCGTCAACAACGTATTGGCAGAATAACTCCTGCTGATGCGTGAGGCCGTGTCTGTTCTTCACTCTTGCCATATTGATGATGTCGTTATATAATCCGTGGGGAAAGTTGTATATAATTCAGAAGGGAAATTGTAAAAATGAGGATTCCAATGAGCGCATGGACTTTTACGGATGCTTTGCCATTTGTCAAGGTATTTGTTAAAGTCCTTTGGCTTTAACCCGCCCCTTAAAAAATTTTGATGTAGGCGTTGAATTTTGCCCGCTGACGGCCCGCCGTGGCTATCTGCGGGCGATTCATAGCCGGGATATGGTGGGGATTGTCCTGGATTCATCGCCGGGAGACGGGATATAAACGGCCAAATCCCACCCCTCGGCCGTGGCCGTGAGGTGGGGATGTCCCATTTGTCCATTCGTGTAATTTTATTTCTTGCCATCGTAGTAATCAATAGCGACTTTGAGAAGGCCGTCATGAACGGTGGTGTAGTCCATTGGTACAATCGGAAGTCGAGTGTCAATAGATTGTTCCAATCGGTCTTTCTCCCGTATTTCCGGAACGAAATTGCAGGTTGTAAGTATATCGCCGATTCCGCCGAAGTTGAGAGTCCGGGCCTCACGCAGTGCATTGTCAAGAGCAAAAGCGTACTCCCGGACTGATGTTTTCTCGGGATTGGCGATGTTGATGAGCGGCAGATTGCACCCATAAGCGTAGATTAGGCCCTCAACCACATCGTCAATGTAGGTGAAGTGGCGCACGTTTCTGCCCCCGTTGTATATGGTCACAAGGTCTTGGTTCATCAGACACCAAAGAAGAGTACCTTGACGCGGATTGGGGCCATATACGTTATGCAGTCGGGCGCCGGTGGCCGAGGGCAGATAGATCAGGGCATACTCCTCGGCGAAATGCTTTGTGATGCCGTAGAGTGAAGTTGTGTTCGGTGGGTTTGCGGTTGATGATGAGGCATACACCAGCTTCGGCTTGTTGGGGTGCTTGGCGCAAGCGTCAACAACGGCCATGAACGTGTCGATGTTGTCTTTGCGGATCTGAATCAAATCCGTGTTGAAGACGGAAGTCTGGGCGGCAAGGTGAAATACAATGTCGATGTCATCGGCCATGTACTTGGCGATGTCGGCGGCTTCCTGGCCGTTCTTGCGGTCGATGCCTATGACCTCTATGCCGCGCTTTTTGAGGGCGAGCGAGAGCGCACGGCCTATAAATCCCTCGCTGCCGGTGATTATTGCTTTCATTTTTGATATTTTTTTTGGTCTATTGGATTGTATGTGAGAAAAAGGTGTTATCTTTGCAAAAAGATATTTCCTCAATCAAGGAGAGCCACGATGTCGGAACGGTGGGTGGAGTTGAAATACTCCTGAGGAGCGGATTCGAGATTCCGCCACTTGATTGAGATTTTATAAGAGTATGCCATCGGGTGTGCTCTTTTTTTATCTGATTTTCGTAAAGTTGTGTTGATTGAATTCAGTTCCACTTGATGTATAGGCGGTAATGAAGTTGACAACTCGCTCTTTCCCAGTCGGTAATTTTAAGCTATAATTGGGGTGTACGACATACTTAACCTTTCCGTCGAAATACACAAATTTATTACCATTGCTATCGTGATATAAGCTCATGCTCCTCCTACGTTCTGGAAATGACGCCAATCTCGCGGGTGATATGTCTATTCCCTTATCGGCGTGCAAATCTCTCATTGTATGCGCAATTTGTTTAGGTGACATATATAACTGGCCATTTCCAATATCAATTCCATGTGTTGAGGCATACTCTTTCAGGTCAGCTTCAACTTTTCCCACCGTGAAAGGAGATTGTTTGGAATAACCATCTCTCTGAATATCGGCAATAACACTCATTATCTTACCGTGAATAGCAGATGGACCTCCACCCCCTCGTACACCGCCGTATGATTTAGCCATTGTTGACCTCCTCCTTGCGGCTGTTGCGCTGGTCCACTTGGTAAGGGTCAACGTAGATGAGTCCCCGTTTGTCTGCAATAAGATTTACACAATTCGCCGCCGCCATAAACAATCATATTCGGCGTTTCCACTCCGGAAATCTCTTTTGCGATTTGCCATTCTGCTTCCAGATGACACAACTCGCCCTCGTGGCCGCGAGTCGCAAATGCGTTGTAGCCTTTAGGCACTCCGAGCTTATTCAACTCACGGAACTTCGGCGCTACGTTGAGGTCAACCCATACACGGACACCGCACTCCTGAAGCCATCGGGCAATCCAACGCTTTTTATACAGGAGTTGCAGGCCGTAGGCTATGGGTGTAGTTTGGAACAGCGAGAAGTTAGGCTCTACCGCTTCCTGACAACCGCTCTGCACAAGTCGCTCCGGGCGTTGCCAGATGTTGTTGAATCGGTAGTCATCGACATAGAAGTGATATGTGGCGATTCCTCGCTTGGCGCGTGGTGTCACTCCCCATCCGGCGAACGGCAAAAGCAGGCCGCCAGAAGGCTGCAAGTCCAATAATAAATTCGGAATCTCAAGCTCGTTGTCGCTTGGATACAAACGATCCTGTGCGATGGTTCCGTGCGTCGTCTCCATTGTGATGTGTTTGATGATGTCAATGAATAGACCGCAAATGTATTACAGGAAACTTCTCATTCGCCAAAATCACGGAAATGTTGAAATTCTCAGTTCCCCCACTCTTTTCTTATTATTCGTTGGAAATCACAGCATTATTGACATTGTACAATTATTTTGAACGAAAAACGAGATTTGAGAACCTGACAGCAGCCTATTCGGGGCACGACGATGGAATTTCATTTTGGTGGTGAAATATGGCCTTGCGGTAGATTTCAGCACAACGCCATTCGAGCTGGCAACCCTGGCTCTCGCTCCAGCCGGAAAGCAGCAGGATAGCGTCACACTCCATGAGCGCGGCGATGTCCTGGCCCATGTAGTAGGAGTAGCGTTTGTTTGGCTCCGGGCACACGTCAAACGGCGTGACTGGCGTGTGTCCCATCTTGGCTATCGCATCCGCGTGGCGCTTGGCACGGGCGCGGCATCTGTCTATATCGTGGCCGGATATGGGCAGTGAGATGTATATTCGCATTTATGGTTGGTTTATTTGGTTTGACTTATATGTTATTTTGATAATGTAAAGATAGTCATTTTCAGCGGATTACAGGCAGTAAATCAGCCACCATTTTAATCATAATCCGCCAAAAATGACCACCTTAACATTTCTCAATAATTGTCACAACCGTCTTATCCAGATCACGGCACAAGCTCATCAAATAGTCCAGGCTGACGTGGCGATAGAGCCGCGTATTCCTCCCGGAAAAATTCCTCTTTGGTTCTCCCGTATTTCTTACCCTTCCGGGTGTGGACGTCGAATGTATAGGGCGGAATGGGGATTGGAAAATGTCTGACATCGTCCAGCCACCGCTCTACATCGACATCGTGGCGGTCGTAGACAAGATTTTGCAGGTGGTCGGCGTCCCTGCTCTTGCGGCACTCGCAGAGCAGGAGCACCGCCTTGCTGACGAAGATGCGGCCCTTTGGTTCGGCCTTGTTTTTATTGACCAACTCGTGACCCTGCCAAAGAGCCTCGATTTCCTTCGTGATGAGACCGTAGCAGTCCTCGGCACTGATGGTGAACAACCGCTTCCATACATAGTCCCGGTAGTTGCTGTGCCACAGCTCCAGAGCAAAGAATCCGGCCACTCTTGCGTCGGCTCGCCGGATTGCTTTCTGCATTGCGCTGCTGACCTCGAAAAAGTCA